CAGCCGAACAAGCAACATCTTCTAGCCATGGGTTTACAGTCCTACACCGTCTCGTACTCAACAGATGGCACCACATTCACAGACCTGACAAATGTTCAGAACATAACAATCAACGCAGGACGCCAAGCGCAGTTGCAGGCCATTCAAGCCACCACTGCCACAGTTGAAATTCGGTATCCCACAGGTTTTGCTTCACCAATCACAGCGCTAGTTGCCGGGACAATTATTAGAATCCGCAACACCAACACGATCTATCCATACCCAAACGCGCCAATGATGTTCGGGCGCATTAGTAATGTCACCGCTATTTATGGCATACCGTTTCAAGGTGGCGTTGGCCAGTCTGATTATCTAACTATTAACGTCGAAGGTAGTTTTGCTGCAATTGGCCGTATGCAAGGCGAGAACTACGTCATCACCAGCACCGACCTTGCTGCACAATGCGTCGAGGCATCCACCGAAACTGGTCTAGACATTTCAAAAGACGGCCCTAACACAGCGATAGCGCCTACCACTGTTAGCGGCACTTGGGGCGATTGGCTTGCCCAAGTAGCGCTAACCATTAACGGCCGTATGCACGACATAACTCTTATTGACCGTATTTCTTTGCTTAGTCCTTTTGCACAAAATATCCCAACCACTGGGTTCAGCGATGTTGCTAACAACATCAACAATCAAGTGTATAACGCAATTACCTTTGACAGCCTTAGCGACAACTTCTACACACAGATCACAGTTGACCCTCAAGACTTTGCAGCTGTGACCGTGACCAAGGTTGGCGCTACTGCACCGTTTAGGACTTATCAGGTCAACTCGCTCAGCGCCAGTACCGGCAACGCCACAGACTTTGCCAACTATCTGCTGGGCAACTATCAGGACGCCAGTTTTGCTATTAGCAGTATTACTTGCAGCGCAGAGGCACAAAACGTCTTTCAATTGGATGGTTTTGAGAACGGCCCGAACTTTAGTGACTTTATGGGTATGCAGGTCAATGTCACTTTTCGTGGCACTGTGTTCGCTTGTTTGGTTGAGGGTGTCACAATGTCGGCTACGCCAGCAGGCGCGTCGTTTACTTACTATTTTTCAGGTGCCGACCTCAACGCATACCTGTTACTTGGCAACCCAGTCCTCGGACAACTCGACAACAACAGATTAGGATACTGATATGGCAACACCCACAAACCTTCCGGCAAGTTTCAGCACCGCGCAAATTCTGACCGCAGGTCAGATGAATGACATGAGGGGCGCGTTTCGCATTTTGCAGGTAGTACAGGCAACCTATTCGGCAGTCATTGTTAGCAACTCAACTACAACAATGGCCGATACAAATCTCACGGCAACTATTACGCCACAGTCAAACACCAGCAAGATTCTTGTGGTAGTGCATCAGACATTTAGCAAAACAAGCGGAAACCTACTGAACGCAGTACAGGCACGAATTATGCGAGACGCTACTGCCGTTCATACTTTTGCCGTGGCGACTGGTTACACAGGCACAACCGTTGACAACATCTTTGTCATCTCCGCCATGTATTTAGATTCGCCTGCAACAACATCGGCAACAACATACAAAACACAGTTTGCCAATTTCCAAGCCAACGCTGCAGTAGCCGCTAACACAAACAACACCCCAGCCACAATTACTTTGATGGAGATAAGCGCATGACGCACGACGAACTACTACAACTGCTGGCAGATGCTGGCTTTGATACTGGCTGGGTGCTTGCCGGTGAAGAACTAGTCCTTTGGGAACACACAGCCAACCCACCAGCACCACTAAAGAGACCAGATGAAACGCCTACTACTGATTAGCGCCACCCTCATAGCCCTCACAGGCTGCGCAGATCGTTTCCGCTACCCATGCCAAGACCCGGCAAACACCAACAAAACAGAATGCCAATGCGAACAACAACCACGCACCAAAAACAAAGCCCTAGGCGCTGTCGAGTCCGCAATTACCACCACCACCCTTAAAGAAATCCTAGGATTCGACTGCTAATGAAACTAAGACCACGACTCACCAACGAAGAAATCAAAGCACGTCTAGTGCTAGTTGTAGGCATTGGCTTGACCGTTGTATTCGTCATGTCTATTGGCTTCATGCTATTTGGACTTCAATTTGTGACCCAGCCTGCAAGAATGGCTGAAGCAGATCAAGAGGCGTACAGCGTGTTGTCGCCGCTTTTAATGTCCCTGTCCGGTGGCCTTCTTGGAATGCTTGCCGCTAACGGCCTCAAAGACAAAGAACCGAAAGAACCTCCAGCGCCATGACCCCTCGCAAGTACCCATTTTTTCCTAGTTGGGACGGCAAAGCCACGTCACCGATTACCAAAAAGTTTCTCGATCTATGCCAGCGCAGATGGTCTTTCACCAACATGGGTTTATATGCGAACCGCATGATTCGAGGCTCAAAAAACAATCTCAGCGTTCATGCGACGGGCTTCGCGGTTGACATGGGCTACCCAGCCACACGCGCAGGACGCGCAGCTGCTAAAGAAGCATGGGACTGGCTCATTGAACATTCCGAGGCTCTTTTACTGTGCGAACTCCACGACTACGCCTATCGCAACCCTGCACAACCCGACACAGACAAAACCGCCTACGGAAGAGGCTGGCGCTGCTCTCGAGGCCCGCAGGAACAAGGCATCAAATTGTTCACAAAGTCTGACAATGCCGGCTCATTTGGTGGCGTCTGGTTACACGCCGAAATTTCTAACGAATGGGATAGCGCGGAAGAGTTTGAAAAAGCATGGCGCGCACTGCCTAAGCCATAAGAATTCCCGACTCGTTTGAGCGTGGTCGGGGCTAGACCTCGGGACTATTTGCGTTTCCCTCATTGGTTCCGAGGTTGAATCCGCCAATCTGACCCTTCCTTGTGTTACAACATTCAGACACAACAGCGAAGGGAAACCGCTATGAACCACCAGGACAAACTCATCTATTTCACCTATGGGTGGCTCGTCTCATGGGCTTACTTCAAGGTCATCAACCGATACTGGAAGAACTGATGCTTCCCTCGTGGGGCTATATGCCGTTATGGTCTAAGGACAAACTAACCCTCGTCCAAATCTTCACGGATTCGGCAACAGAAGAGATCGTCAAAGTCACAGTCGCCACAAGGCGCGCTCCCTGGATGATGTTCGCTTCGATTACAGAAGTTGAAAAGGTTGATTAAGAAACTCATGGCAATCGCCCTCATCACCGCAATATCCACCGCATCGCCCGCAAGCGCAGCTGCACAATCTTGCCCTCAATGGGAACCGCTACTCCGCAAGCATTTCCCTGCAAAGGTTGTGCCAACCCTCTCGAGGATTATGTACCGCGAATCCAGATGCACCCCAACGGCCACGTCGCCAGTCCGCAAAAGCACCGGACGACCCGACGTCGGTCTCATGCAGATTCAAGGCTCCTGGGCAACTGTGACACGGGCAGTCTGTAAGAAACAGAATGTGATCCGCGCATTACAAGAACCGTCGTGTAATGTTCGGGTCGCCCGATACCTCTACAACAATGGGGGTCTCGGACATTGGAAAGCGACCTCAGGGTCGTAACGAAAGATGAGGGAAACATCATGGAATTAACAACCGACGAGATCATTGCGCGTCTCATGAATTTGTCAGTCAAACTTGACGGAGAAATGCGCTTCGACGAAGGCTCAACAGTCAGTCAGGCAATCGCCCTGATTATGACTCTTCGCAATGCAGCCGAACGCCTACGGCACCCGACAAACTCGGACATTGTGTCTGCCATTAGAAGCCAAGACCACGACGAACTCAAAGCCGTCATCGAATGGATTGTGGAGAACCCATCATGAGCAAACCACATATCAGCCAAATCTGCGTACACGACATAACCGCCGAAGACGTATCTGTCAAGGTCAGCCTTCACGACACCTTTGCAGCCGTGAAGATAATCATTGGCGACATTGAAGTCACTTGCTTCACCGAACTAGATCAGGTCGCAGGCATTCAGAGAAACCTCGGTCTGTTGTGAGCATTGAAGACTACGAACCAGTTGCCAGTCGCCTTGCGCGGTTCTGGGAAAAACACCCCGAAGGACGAGTCATTACAAAACTCATCACATTCGAAGGCGACCGAGTAATTGTCCAGGCCGACATCTATGTCGACAGAGAAGATGACCGCCCCGTTGCAACAGACTTTGCAGAAGAAATACGCGGGTCTAGCAACGTCAACAAGACAAGCCACATCGAGAACGCAGCCACATCTGCAATCGGACGCGCGTTGGCGGACTGTGACTTTGCCTCAAGCACCGACTGGACGAAACGCCCGTCGCGCGAAGAGATGTCAAAAGTCCAGAGAATGTCGGGAGACACCCGAATCACCGAACCATCAGACCTTGCCTCAGAAAAGCAACAGAACATGATCCGCGCGGTCTGCAAGTCAATGGGCAAAGTTCCACCGGCAAACCTTCAAGGCATGACCAAGCGCGAAGCGTCGCAATACATTGACACCTTAAAAAGCGCACCTGCACCGCAAGAAGAACCCGAGGAGGCATTTTGAGTCAAGTAATTGGCAAAGTGTTATGTACTCAAGAAGAGTTCGATAAACAACAAAGAGACATCTTTCGTGACATTGTGGCTCAACTACTAAACACATTTCCTGCTAAAGAAATTGTGTCAATCAACATTGACCACAAATTATGTGACGACGGGGTTGAAATAGTTGGCAAAATTACTTACAAAGAGAGACGCAATGGTTGAGTTCGTAACGCTAATTCTCTTGTGTATAAGTCTCTTCATGTGCGGATTTCTCTTGGGAAAAGAATCCCGATGACCGTCTCCGAAAAGATATTCCAAGACCAAGTCATAAAGTTGGCGCGGATGCAGCAATGGCTGGTCTTCCATGCCTCACCCTCATCTCCCCGCCCAGGCGTATGGCGGTCAGACGGCAACGGCTTCCCCGATCTAGTTCTCGTCTCAACATCTGTCCCCTCTCGAGGAGTAATCTTCTGCGAACTTAAAGCAGCTGACGGAAAACTAAGCGCGGAACAAGAGAAATATGCGCGGTGCCTAATTAACGCAGGAATTGAATACCACCTTTGGCGTCCTCGAGACCTTGACGTCATTGCAGCGCGTCTAGGCAGACAAGGCAAAGTCCAATGAGAACACCTGTCCGAGTCATTCTCACCCCTGCAGAGATGCGTATCGCCTGCATAGGAGGCGTTGAACGCAACCTAGACGCCACAGAAAAGAACCAACGCCCCAACCAACCAGACCGCAAATACCACGAGCAGAACTTCTTCCAGACGCACATATTCGGAGCCATTGGAGAGTTCGCAGTAGCAAAACTGTTAGGCGCGGAATGGCAATGGGAAAAAGAAACCAACGGATTCGACGTGCTGGACTATCAAGTCCGGTCAACTGAAAACCCAGACACGACCATCAAGGTACGCACCAGGGACAATGCTGATCACAACTTCATCTTTTGCAAAGTACGAGAGAACCGCGTCCTCATTGAGGGCTGGATTACGGGCCGAGAGGTCATAGCCAACAACGAAGAGATATTCCCCAACTGTTTCACCATCAAGGACTACCGCCTCTACCCACTCACAGACCTTCCAGAGTTCCCTCAGACGCTCCCTAAGGGCTGCGAAATGTATAAGGCA